CCGGGCTTTCGTATTGAAGGTATCAAAGTCCTCCATGAGTTCTCACTAACAGAACTCGCCTCCTCAACCCAGCAAAGGTCAATGTTGTCTATACTCTTGATTGACTGAATGTTTGCTAAGAGTCCAGTGAATATAAACGTCGTTCCGTTTATTCCTCGGATCTCGTTCTGCGTGACTTCGTAGAACCTTTCAAGTCCTAACGCTTCAATCCTTGATGCGAGTAGAGAGTGAACAGAATCCTTGATTGATCTCTGGATCTCTCTAGCGCATAGAATTCTTTTCGGGCTTTCCGTTCCCTTTAGCAGAAGTGCTGAAGCCATTTGAACCGACTTCCCTGCGCCTCGCCCTCCCCAATAACATTTAATCCTGTGAGGTTCGTAAAGTTCTTTGAATGCTGTCGGAACCCTACGTTTCAGGGGTATCACTGAATTGGATTTCATAGGCTGCGATCTGTACTGGGCTATCCTCATCCCCGGAAAGTTCAATACTTTTCAGGTCAGGTAGGTACTTACTTACGAGCTTTATCCTGCTGTCGATGGCTCCTTTAATCCGGCTTACTGAAACGCTATCCAGATCAGTGTCCAGTTCTTCCAGTTTTTTAATGGATTCAACGACTTGCTCAATGTGCTTCTGGTTGGCAAGTTGTTCTCGCAGACTATCCTGTCTGATCTTCCGATTCGTCTGCGCTCGGGTCATTGCCATCTTCTAAATCCTTTAGCTTCTTTTGTAATCCTTCGATTTGTTCGATCATCTGCTTGATCTGACCGCCCAACAATACCGATTGATTCATAGCGTCATTACGCTGCTGTTCCAGTATCTCAATTCTTCCCTTGAGTTCGTCGCTCATGCAAACAGTCTTTGATCTGCGAGGTTGTCGATCTTCAGCTTAATGCCTTGGACGCTTTTTTTTCCACTGGCGTAGGTTGCAGTGACCTTGATGACACCATCCCCGGAATTTGCTGAACTGGCGTAAAAACTTGCCACGTTGGAACTGACAGAGGGCGTAGTCAGGGTGATGTTTTGTCGGCCCTTGCTTTCAGCCGCCACCGAACTGACAGAAGTTGAAAGCTCTGATGCTTCTGCGCTGAAATCCACTTTGTAGAGCATGTCAGTATCTACGTTCTGAGAATAAACCCTGTTAGTTGTGTTCTGGCGGTGCGGGTTTACGAAAATTCTTCTGCTCATTTCCTGCGCCTCGATTTAACCTTTTTTTTGACAATTTTATTAATTTCGTTTGCCTGGTTTTTTTGAGTCCGGCTAGTTTTACTCAACGACTTCGCTATTTTCTTGAGCTTGCGTTCCACTTTTCTTGTCATTTTTGTTTCCTAACAATCAGGGGGGAAGGGAGAGCCGTCCCCCCATCATGCCATCATCGAGCAAGGGTTTCGCATGAATTTAGGTGGGCTGACCCCCCTCAAGGGGAGAAAGAGTCAGCAATCGCACCTTTCCATACCTTACACTATAAAAAACGTGTTGCAAACCTTTTTCTTTCACAAGCACTTTCCTTGAAACGTACATAAACAAAGGGCTGTAGACGTTTTTGGGTAGGGGGGGTATAGGGGTAGGTGTAAGGGTAGGAGGGAGAGTAGGTTTAGGGGTAGGGGTAGGGCTTATTTTTAACTGGTATCACGATACTGAAAAAGTGGTATCACGACACTGACGCGCAAATAATTATGTGTTATTGACTGCGCGAAACTTGGTGCAGAAAAATACCTTATTTAATTGCACTAAATTAATTGCATTACCTGTAATGGTGTATTATCATCCTTGTAACTTAAATACATCAAGGGGAAAGAGTATGGATAGCGACATTGAATATTTAATTATAGATGGAAGCTGGCAATCGGAAGATACAACAGAATACAAACTTCCTAAAAAATGGGTAGTTTGTCCGACCTGTAAAGGTGAGGGTACTTGTGGCAATCCTGCATTTAATGGGATGACTGCTGACGAAATTCACCCGGATGACCGGGACGAGTTCTACAAAAATTATTTTTCAGGCGTTTATGATGTTAATTGCCCTAAATGCGATGGGAGAACGACTGTCCAAGATTATGACATTTCACGCCTGGAAACCAAGCATCGTGAAGAATTAGAGCAGCAACTTTCAAAGATGAAAATGTTAGAAGCAGAGGAACAGTCATGGGCGAGAGCAGAGCAAAGGATGGGTTGTTAATAAGTTAACTAAATCAAGGGGAAATAAAATGATTTTTAAAAATATTCATCAGGCAAACAAAGAGTTAAAACGATTGCGATCTTTAAAAGATGGCAAAAAGTATATTATCTCTTTTTCAAAAACTGGCAAATTCAGTGTGGTTGAGCAAGCTCCCAAACATGATGCTTACATAGCCTCAATGGGCGAAAAAGAGCGAAACATGACAATTTCAGATTGGTTGGAAAGAGAGAGGATCAATCTTTATGGAAAATAAACCATTAACTGATCTTTACGATGCGCTTGTTTTGGCACTTAAACTTGCGATTTCAGCACCTACTGAAGAGCAGTCACAAAGAGCCTTGGCGGTTGCCGAATTGTTTGCTGGAAACTTATCTGAAATTGAAGTTAATCGAGCCAAGAAAGAGGCTCAAGCGGCTTTAGAAGGAGGCTAGGCATGAACGAAACCAAAGAAGAGAAAAAAGCCCGGCTCAATCGTGACCGGGTTAAACGCCACAGGCTGAAACGCAAACGGCAGGGACTTCAGAAGGTTGAGGTTTATGTCCTCCCTCAGTTCAGGAAAAAGCTGTTAGATTTTGCTAGAGGGCTTTCTTCCGCTTAGCTTTTCCGGGCTTGGCTTTTGGGGGTTCTACCTCAGAGGTCAAGCCCAACCATTTTTTAATCTTTTCCCATAATTTACGCATAGTTCTTTCCTAGTTTTTCATCTAATAAAACTTGCACCAAATCAAATGCTGTATTCTTCAGTTCTCGCGCTTTCGTAAGGCTGACGTTTGCCTCTTTCGCTACTCGCTTCATGTCTCCTGTGCTGTAAAACCACTTTAATACTAGAGGGTACTTACTGTTTACTTTGCTAATCTGACCAATGATCGAGTCAATTAAAATCAAATCGCTGCTGATAACGTCCCTGGGCGGTGATTTTGTTTCCTTTGCGTTGATGTATGACTTCAAAGGATTTCGCTTACCTCCTACCTCAAGGGCAAAGTGTCCGTCTAAAAGGCTCTGAGCTTTGTAGGGATTGGCTGATTCTTGAGCCAGTTCCCTCACCCACAACTCTATCAACTTATCAGCTTTATCGGCTAGGGTCATCAGCTAAAGCTAGAACTCGATCTTTCAGTCTTGTAGCTCGGTTCGGGGTTTGATGAATTGCCCAACGGCTGTCCATCATTTCCAACGCCGCACCGCCATAAGCTCCTTCTTGAAAGTACGCATTAAACTTCTTAAAGCCAGATAAACCTTTTCGACCCAATTGAAAAGCCATGTTAGTAACGATATGACAGCGTTCTTCGCTCCACGAATCAAATCCCTCGCCATAAATTGCTCGACAGTCTTCAATAGCTGTTTGAACGTCTTTCTCAAAATGTTTCTTAACCGAGTCCATCGGTACAGTATCGCCTTCCACGAATCCATACTCTGCATCTCCTTCTACGATTTTATGCCCTATGCCACAAGTCAAATAGCCCTCGGTACACCTATAGATCAGAGACTCGCCCTCGTCGTTTGTGACAAGTCCCTCGTCTGCTTTGATTTCTTCGTACAACTGATCTAGGTTAACGGCCATAGTGTTTTCCCAAAACGTATCCGAGAATAAAACCAACTGCGATCAGTATTTCCATTATTTTTTACCATTAAAACTTTGGAACCCAAAAAAGGCCGCGATCAAACCTGAGACACTAATGAAGTAAACGGATGCAATGTCCCCGAGTATGGTAGCAGCCGAATCCAGTTTTAAAAACGAGGTAATTACAATTCCACTTGGATAGAGGAGCATCCCCCATAACGCAAACCAGCACATTGTTTTCTGAGCATCGGCTTTTTCATTCTGCAACTCTAAGGCTTGCAGTCTCTCAGTGGTGGCGAGTTCTGCATCTGTAACTACGCCATCTCCGTCAGTATCATACTTGTTATATTCACTTCCCGGCTCTAGTTCTTTGTTCATTTCTTTCTCATGTTCATAAGTTTATCAACGCCTTTCACTCCAAAAGATGCGGAGACTGCTAGGAATAAAAGATAGCTGTACCAATCTGGCAACTCTTCAAGAGCCTGAAAGCCTGATTTTACTCGGTCAATGATAAGGGGATCATCCATAACAACTCCTGCACCGACTGCTAGTAAAGGTATGGAAAGTAAAATTGTAAACCACTCGTCTTTCCACGAATTAGCAGAAGCATCGGCCATCTTCGATTCCCAATCTGCGTCATTCTGAATCTGAGACATTTTAGCTTCGTGTTTTGCTTTGAAAATCTCGCCTCTGTTTTTTATGATCCCGGTAGCAATGTTAGCAACTGGCGCAATCAGTGAAGTTAATAGGCTCATGTTTAGTCTCCACAAAAACAAGGAATTGAGGGATCGTCATCAAAGTCAAACAACTGTCCTTGATCGGTCGCTATTATTTGCATTTGTTCATAACTCGGCTCTTCCCTTCTGAACTGAGAGCCTTTTAATTTTTCTGCGTTAATCCACCAAGTCGATAAATCTGGCCGTTCCTTCATTATCGACAAGCGTCTAGATTTTGATTTCATAAAACAAAGATCGCAGTTGCTCCATGCGGTGTCACCATTATGGCCCTGCAAACCTAAATCAAAATTGTTTGAACTCCAAAAATCAGAAATAACTCGCACATCAACCTCGTCTACCCAAAGCGGAAGATATTTTTCTTGTCCGTGGCTAGTTGTTCCGTTAATTTTTGATGCTCTGTATTGTTCGTCATATCGAATACCTACCAAAGTCAGCACTGGTAACTCAAATCCTAAATCTGTTAAATACTTCGTCATTGGTCTAATTTTTAACTCAGCAGTACAGTAACGCCCAACAACATTAGGCATCGCTGGAATTGCGTCTAGCAAAATTTTAAAAGGTTCTCCATTGCGAGAGGCTGTTTGATGATTGACAACCCTATACTCCGTTGTAATTACCGCCCTCTTGTCTGGCTTTTTCTCCCTTTGCATTGCAGAAAGCTCCAACCAAATAATTTCAACGCCCCAATGGTCTGAACAAGCCTTAACAAAATCTAAGGTTTCAGGCATTTCTTTACCAGTATTAGCAAAAATAACCTTCACGTTTTTTGGGAGGCTACCTTGATGAGCCTCTAGCACTTTGTAAAGCATATAAGCAGAGGTTCGACCACCGCTAAAAGAAATTGCTGCGGGTTCGTTAATAAAATAAGGGTTGAACTTTCTTTCAGTCGCAACGCTCATGCAGCTTCCTCCCTTTCTTTTAAGGCTTGTCGATAGTAGAGAATCTTATCTATTAACCATTGTCGATCCCACTTCCAAGTCTTCGTGGATTCTCGTTTGAGGTTTTCTACTGCCTCGTCTCCGATCTGAAGTCTAAGCTTTCTTTCATACTCTACAGGCTTACCAGCATAGAACTCATTACACCTAGAGCATTGAACTCTCACATTGTCCTCATCGTATTTGACTGGAGAGTACGTCCGGGGAATGAAGTGTCCGGCTTGTCTGTCCCTGCCCTCGCATCGCTTGCCACAAGTAAAGCACTCTGAGCCATGAACTGCTTTGATATAGTTGGCGAAAATAGGCCATAAGGTATTTTGTAACTGAGGGACAGTTTTCTTCTCTAAATTCTGCGGTCCTCTTCTTCCTCTCATGTTTTTTCCATTTCAGCAAACGGCACTCCATATTCTATTTCTTTGTCTGGAGGCGAGGGCCAATAAAGATTGTTGAGCTTTTGAGTTACCAGCCCTTTGAAATAATCCTGATTCTGGGGCGAAAATTTCATCTGTTTCAAGCAGTCGCGACAAAAATTCTTTTCCTTAGATTTAAACTTTCCAGGATTTGTCGTTTTGCATTTCAAACAAGGTTCGTGCTTAAAAAACCCCATCATTTCTCTTCAGCCAGCGATCCGTCAAAAACTTCTTTAAAAACTTCTTTGTGAAATTTTACTCTTTCCAGCTGGAGATTCAAGTCGGTTGCAGCCCACGCATCCACTTTAGAAAGTAAAGCGTTCATCGAGATGAAATTATTTTTTCTATCGTACTCACTAAGATCAAAATCCATTTGTTTGTACTGATGACTTCTCATAGCTATAACTCTTTCAGGCATTCCCGGCACTTTGACTTTCTTGGTGTTCCCCAATTCTAAAAGTATTAACTCTTTCACAGTGTCGTGACTCACAGCCACGCCTGAATCTTGAAGGTGGTCAGCAATCACGCGACTCCATTTGTGAAAGCAGTCGTTTTGTTCAAGAGATCGTTTCAAGTTGCTCTGCTCCTGACATTTTGAAAACCCATTTTTTGTTCTTAAAGCGAACGTGATAAAATTCTTCGCCGTTCTCGCAGATGTCTTCATGCCTTTGGGTAAAATTATAGCTTTCGCATTTTTCACACCAGGTCTCTTTCTTGATTCCTGCGATTCTTGCGAACTGAGATGCTCTTTTGTAATTGTCTTCCCAGCATCTCTGATTCAACCAAGTAGCAGGGTTCTTGATGAACTTACCCTCTAACCAATCTGAATCTGTTTTAATCCGTTCTGGAAGGTGGTCTAGTATTAGCTCATGCTCTGATTTTTTGTATTTCTTCCAGCTTGCAAAAGCGGCTCCCTTTCCTGTTTGCTTTGGGTACAAGCTCCAGAATTCCTTGAATTCTTCTGTATATTCCATTTTCTCTCTCCCATAAACCATTTAACCGACGAGCGATTTTTTAAAATCTTGACGGAGGAAATAGCAATATTGAATAACGAGTCTCTAAACTACAGATTTATCCATTTCTTAGTTTCCCTTTTGTCCAGATGGTGCGCTGGGATAACGGTTTTCTTATTCCGTCACGTTGGGTCACTATTTCCTTTTTCTGCCTAAATTCAAAGACTTACCAGATAGATACTC